TGAGATATATCAGGCGGAGGCACACTAGATAGTTGAGATATATCAGGCGGAGGCACACTAGATAGTTGAGATATATCAGGCGGAGGCACACTTTGTAGTAGAGGTATACTTTGTAGTAGAGGCACACTTTGTAGTAGAGGCACATATTCTGTATAATATTTTTTGCAATCAAAAATAGTTGGAAGATGTATTTTTGTAAAATTTACAAGTTGTCTACCGTCTCCAATACCTCTATATGAAGCATCAGCATATAATAAATGTATATGAAATATAAGATATTCTGCTTTCATAGTATTTTTATCTATTACTGTATCTGTTATTTTTTCATCTTTGGATATTAATTGATATAATTCTTCTTTTTCCACCGGAGTAATAAAATTAAATGCAGCACTACCATCATCTTTATAGTTAGAATAAATAAATCTTAATTTATCGGATGGAAATAATATATTGAAAATATCACCAATATATTTATCTGATTGTATTTGTTTTCTAAATGTATCTATTTGTTTTCTTATATTAGATGTTTTATCAATAGTTTTAATAAATTCTGTATGTTCTGCAGATATTTTTTCAATTAATTGTGGTAAATTTGCTTTAAATAATTGTTCATCATACAATATATCAATAAAATTTTCAGGAACATGAAATAAAATTTTATATGAGTTATTTTTTAATAAATCGATACAATATTCGGGATATACTCTTCCCTTCATATATATATCTACTAAAAAATTATTTACTGCTACTCCAGTATATCTGTTGTATGATAAAAAATTTTTACTATAATCAAAATCTCTAAAATTTAATAAATTTACTTGCAGGATAGGTATTTGTTCAAGTAGTTCTAATTCTGCTTGATAATTAGTGATTAATTTATCATATCCAAATTTACGCACATAACTATAAAAAAATAAAGTTATCAATAACATTTTATCGCTATCATCAAATAATTGAGAGAGTATTTTAACTTTATCATCTAATGATTTTGGTTTTGGAACAGCAATATTTGTATATTGAGTGGTATCAAACTCATCATACCATAATGATATTTTGACATCAAACATCATAAAATGTTTTTCAATATTATCAGAAAAATTAAATTTTATTCTACTTTGATTAAGCATAAGATTTAATCGTTCAAAATTATCTATTTTAAAACCATTTATATATATTAACAATATACCTTCAGTATTATCTGAAAATTTTATTCTTACACATTGGCTACAATACGAATGATGTGTTTTTTCCCAATCATAATATAAAATTTCCGTTATAGAAGTAGTTTTAAATTTTTCTTTTAATATAATATAGTTTGTATCAATATCTTTTGGTTTATTTTTAGAACAATTCCAAACTCTTATATGCTGTTTTTCAAGAGCCTTAAGCTCATCACTAGTTATTAATTTTACAAAATTTAATTGTTTCCAATTTGGCGGATAACTAATAATTTGCATCAAATTATCTAATCTTGTTTGATTGTTCATAATCACTATATGTTTTGCACCATCATGTATGTATACTTCACAGTATACATATTGTAAGGTAGAGCTATGTTTGATAAATATTCTGATATGTTGGTTATCAATTTTATGGTATTGTAAAAAATATCCATATATTTGTTTTTTTATATTTTCTAAAAATGCTATCATTAGTTCACGTGTTGGGGCAATTGAAAAAATATTTTTATATTTGTATACCGATTCTCCATGATTTAATTGAATATATTGATAAACTGTAGGATCTGTAGCTAATTTTTGGTCTATCAGATTGGTAAAATTATCATCATCAAAAAAACAAGTAAATCGATATACATATTTTGTTATATTGATTTCTTTATATTTTTGTTTATCATATATGTTTTCTGTATCATATGGAAATAATATAATATTATTGCCTCTATAATAAAATTTATTAAATTGTTCTTGATTATCTTCAGGCACATAATTTAAATAATTTTTACTAAAATACAAATAAAAATAATACGGATATTTTAATAAACTATTTCTTATTTTTTCCAAAATACTAATATCTGTATCCCTAAATATATTTATATAATATTTAGTAGGTATACGGTCTTTTATTGATTTTTTATGTCTAAATTTTTCTGGAAATTTTTCTGGATGTCTAAAGTGAGAGGGGATATAAACTGGGGGTTTTGTTTCTGCTGATTCTATTGATTTTTTTATTTGTGCTGATTCTACTGATTCTTTTATTTGTGCTGATTCTATTGATTCTTTTATTTCTGCTGATTCTTTTATTTGTGCTGATTCTATTGGGTGTTTTATTTGTTCAGCTGATTCTACTTTTTTTAATTCTTTATAATAATATTTGGAAACCTCACCTTTCAAACCCTTATTGTGTATACGTACAATTGTGCAAGGAAATTTATAGTATTGATTTTGTGAATTATAATTAGTTATAAGTTGATTTAATTCTTTCACATCATCAAATTGTATATGAGGTTCAGACACAATTATAACTGAATTTGATTCATAATTTGATTCATAATATGATTCGACACATGATTTTGTTTTCACAGTAGACATTATATATATATATATGTTGCATAAAATATAATTTACAAACTATATTTATGGCTTATCATACAAATATAGAAAAACAAACTATTAGAAATTCTTATTACCGAAAAGTATTATACAATACATCAAATATGCAATTAGTTGTTATGATGTTAAAACCAAATGAAGAAATAGGTTTAGAAAAACATAAGACTATTGACCAATTTGTTCGTGTTGAAAGCGGTGTGGGTAAAGTAATCATAACTAATTCTAAAAAAGAAATTGTTCAAACTATCCGAATATCTGATGGCTCAGCAGTTTTGATTCCAAAAAATACTTATCATAATGTAATCAATACCGGTACAGATAAATTAAAATTATATACAATTTATAGTCCACCCAATCATCAGCCTCATACCAAACAAAAAAGCAAACCAGTTGATGATTAAAAAAACTCACATTATATGATTAAACCCCATATTATATGATTAAAAATTGAAATATACTCATATTATAATATATCTATATTAGCATACAATATATTAATAAATAAATGTCATCACCAGTAGAAGTTGAATCAGATATATGCGAGATTGAAAATATTCTCTCACATAGAGTTCATATGCGTGAAACTTTTTATTTGGTCAAATGGGTTGGGTCAAAAAAACCAACTTGGGTTTCAGAATCAGAATTTATTCAAACAGAGTTGTTGGATGAGTATAAAAAATATCAGGCAAATACAGCTTCTATAAAAGAGTTAACAGATATTAAACAAACCTACATATATTGTCGAACTAGTCGTAGAAATGGTGAGAATCAAACCAGTTTACAAGACCAAGAAGATAAATGTATAGAGTATGCGAATCAAAATGGTTATACTATTATTGGTGTTTTTCGAGACAATGGAGTTTCTGCCAGAGATATTAGTAATCAGTTTTCTTTGAATTATATTATTAGTTTGTTAAAACCATCTACTACAATTATTTGTTATGATATTTCAAGATTTTCCAGAAATACCAATCAAGCGGTTGATGTATTAGAAATGATTAGATGTGAAAAACAATCAGTTGTTCATGCAGTATATGAAAATATTAGTTGGGATGATATTGCAACCAATAGACATAATTTTAGACAAATACTTTCTGTCTCACAACTTCACTCTGATACTATTTCTGACAAAGTTAAAGCTTCATTAGAGTTTAGAAAAAAAAGAGGTGATCATACTGGTCCCATTCCATATGGCTATCAAAGAATAGTTGTTGATGGTACTAAAAAATTAATAGAAAATCCAGCCGAACAAAAAGTTATCAGTTATATTATGGATTTAGCTATTGATATTCTGGCTGATAGGATTGAGCAATCTGAGGGTATTAATTTTGTTAGCATTGGAAAATATGTATTTGGAGCCAAACATTATCGTTTGATTATGGATAAAATTAATCAAACATATACTAATCGTAAAGGTAAACCATTCACAGTTAGTGTGATTAAAAGTATTATTTATTCTTTCCGATAATTTTTTATATTTTACAAAAATACATAAATATTAGTATATGATATTATATATAAAAATGTTTAAGAATGTTCAAAAAGGTCAGCTCAAAGAATTGATGTCAAAACAATGCTCAGCTTGTGGAGAAAAAGGATTTGGTAGAGGAACTTGTTCTAATCGCACATATTGTCATAGTTTTGCTGTTGGATGTTTGGTATCAAAACATCAGAATGGTGATTCAAAATTTCCATGTGGAGCAGTGTGTGGTGTTTGTGAAGAAGCAGGACATACTGTAGATAAATGTAGAATGGCTTGTAAGAGATGTACAACTACTACTCCTCATGCTTACAGAGATTCACAATTTGCTTGCGGTATTGAGTGTGAGATGTGTGGAACATATGGACATGATTGTGAAAATTGTAAGCTTCGATGCAGAAAATCGGATTGTCAACCACAACCTCATAAATTTAAAGATGTTGCCTATAAATGTTCTCAACCATATCAGAGTCCAAAGGTTTCTTGCTCACTATGTGGTAAACAAAATCACCAGATAGAGAGTTGTCGGATGCTATGTTATTCGGTTAGGTGTAGAGACACCCAACCTCATAAGTTTGGAAATTCCTCATTTGAATGTGGAAAACCCAAAGATATCAAAGCATGTTTGTATTGTCTGATGTCTGGACATACTGTAGAAAAATGTCGAAAAATTTGTCGTTCAGATAAATGCAAAGAATTAGCAAAGCATTTGTATGCGAGTGAAGTTTGTATGCATTATAAAGCATAATTTACTTTATTTATCAATTTAATTTATTTATCAAATAATAGTATGAATCTCATAGTATTATTTTTTGTAGCATCTATTGTTGGATACATATATGAGTATCTATTGACCAATAAATATAAAACTTCATCCGATTTAGCATATTTGAGTCTAAATCTACCAATGCTAACTATTTATGGGTATGGAGCAATCATTATTGCCCTCATAAACTATTTGGATTGGATGATGTGGCAAAAAATATTATTTGCTATAATTATACTCAATATATTTGAATGTATGGTAGGAAAAATATCTTATGCGTATAATGGCTATCAAACTTGGAATTACTCTGATGAATGTTTGAGTGGATGTGGTGGATATGTATCCGTCAAAGCCTCTGTGGTATGGACTATATGTTGTATTTTATTATTAGGTTGGTTGAATAAATAAAAATCTACACCTTATTTTGGCATGAATAGAAGAATAGGTAGCTAGAAAAACACATTACTCCCAATACCGATTAGTATTGATAAGAGAATAGATGATGGTAAAAGTTTTTTCACACAATCCATCAAAATACTCCAATAAGGGTTGAAGTTTGGGAAACAACTTGTCCAACATAGACTTTTTTGAATGTTCTAACGTAGATAACATTTTGAAAAGAAAAGATAATCTTATAATAAATATAATGTGTATAATGCGTATTATATTTCAATTTTTTTACAAATAATTATTGTTTGAAAATAGGTTTATTATGTTCCAATATATTACAATTATTAAAAATACCCCACATACTTGATATATTAGATGTATTCCATGCAGTCAAAGGTTGGTTAAAATTAGTGCAATTTATAAACATACCATCCATATCTGTTACATTAGATATATCCCAATCATTCAAAGGTTGATTAAAATTAGAGCATAGACTAAATGCCCAATTCATATCTTTCACATTAGATGTATTCCATGCAGATAAAGATTGATTAAAATTATAACAACAATTAAACATCCAATTCATATTAGTTAGATTAGATGTATTCCATTCTAAAGGTTGGTTAAAAATATGACAAGAATTAAACATCCAACTCATATCAGTCACATTAGATGTATTCCATGTAGTAATTGGTTGATTAAATTTAAAACAACAACAAAACATTCTACACATATTTGTCACATTAGATGTATTCCATGTAGATAATGGTTGGTTAAAATTATTGCAATATTCAAACATACCACTCATATTTTTCAGATTAGATGTATTCCACATAGTTAAAGGTTGATTAAATGTTTGGCACCAACTAAACATACTACTTGTATTTGTTATAGATTGTGGTAGTGTTTGAGGAACAGTAAAATTATTATTACATTGATAAAAAGCATTTTCTAAACTTGTAAATGTATGCCCTAAGTTACCAAAAGATATTACTTTTGTTAAATATTTTTTGTATCCCTCATTATCTTTTGATTTATCACCAAATCCCGCAATACCTAAACCAAAAAATCTAACATGATATTTTTTTGATTTATTGATTTGTTTGTATGTGTGCTGATTAGTATTATGCTGCACTGAATCTCCCCAAACAACATAGTAGCCAAGTGGATCTTTTGGTTCTGTTTC